GGGTTCCTGTCTGGTATCAAACTGATGCAGAACGAAGACAAAAAACCGAGTTGTAAGGATTAAACATGTTAGAGATTTTAAGTGGCGGCCTACTGGGCTCTATTTTTGGCGGTATCTTCCGACTAGCACCCGAGGTGCTCAAGTGGATGGACAAGAAGAACGAGCGTGAGCATGAACTCAACATGTTCCGATTCCAGTGCGATTTAGAAGCCCAGCGTGGCCAGCAGAAGTTAGCCGAGATCGGCGCACAGCGCGAAGCCGCGGTGGACGTTGGTGTGATGGACGCGTTCAACGCGGCAATCAACCAACAGGCTGTAATGGTCAAAGCCGCAGGCGGCTGGGTAGCCAGCCTGTCAGCCTCTGTGCGCCCTGTAGTGACCTACTGGGTGCTGTTTGTGTGGTCGTTCATCCACGTCTGGTTTGCGTACAACGCGTGGCTTGGTGGCGCTGTGGCCGCCGAGGTGTTCCGCACCATGATGACCCCCGACTTCTCAGCCTTGTTGTCAGGCACCATTAACTACTGGTTCCTCGACCGCACACTTTCTAAACGCGGACTATGAACCTAGAACTAGCGGCGGCAATGTGCCGCCAGTTTGAAGGGTACAGGGCTAAACCGTACCTGTGCCCCGCCGGAGTGGCAACCATAGGGTACGGGTCCACCTACTACGCAGACGGGCGCAAGGTGACCCTAGAAGACCCTCCCATGGACGAGCCCACAGCTAGGGCTCTCTTGATGACCGAGTTGCAACACAACTACCTGCCCGGGGTGTTGCGTAACTGCCCCATTCTTGCGGCGGATGAGCGCAGGTGCAACGCCATCGTGGACTTCTGCTACAACCTCGGAGTTGGCAGACTACAGACGTCCACACTCAAGCGCAAAATCAACGCGCAAGACTGGGAAGGCGCCAAGGAGCAGTTGATGCTCTGGACCAAGGGCGGCGGCAAGGTCTTGCCCGGTTTGCTCAAAAGACGAACGGCTGAATGCGCTTTACTTTAAGGGCATAACAGCCCTTTTTTATGGGTAATTATCTATAGGAGCGCAAGACTATGGCACGAGCACACGACAAACCAATTCCACGTAAAACGACCGGAAAAGACAAGACGTACAACCCCACTGACAAAGGTGCGGGCATGACGGCTAAAGGTCGTGCTGAGTACAACGCTAAGAACAATTCAAATTTGAAGCCCCCTGCACCCAACCCTAAGACCAAGGCGGATGCAGGGCGTAAAGCCAGTTTTTGTGCGCGCATGGAAGGCGTGGTTGCTAAAGCCAAGGGTCCAGCAGAACGTGCAAAAGCATCTTTGAAGAGTTGGAACTGCTGATGAAACCCGGACTGTACGCGAACATCCACGCGAAGCAAGAACGAATTAAAAACCAGAAAGCCAAAGGGCTTCCTGTTGAGACGATGAGAAAACCCGGCACCAAGGGTGCACCCACAGCGCAGGCGTTCAAGGACTCTGCAAAGACAAAAAGGAAATAATCATGGCATCTAATTACAAACCCCGTATCGACCACTCCAAGAAGGACTACGAGTCCGAAGGCGCAGACATGGCGCAGGACAAGAAGGTCGTCAAAAAAGCGTTCAAGATGCACGAAGAGCAAGCCCACGGTGGCGAGAAGACAGACTTGTCTAAGCTCAAAAAAGGTGGCCGCGCTAAGATGAAGGGCACTGTGCGTACGTACAAGGCTGGTGGTTTGATCGGCGTAAAGAGCGACGACAAACAACCTAAGGCAAAAAGCCCCAAAAAGACAGTTGAAAAATACAACATGGGTGGCGCTTGCTAAATGCCCATCAAGTCTAAGTCTCAACAGCGCTTAATGCAGGGGGTGGCTCACTCCCCTGAGTTTGCCAAAAAAGTTGGCATCAAGCAGTCTGTAGGCAAAGAGTTTGTGAAGGCAGGCCCCGCTCAGAAAAAACTTCCAGAGCGCATTAAGAAAAAATAATGGCAAGCAACTACGACAACACCTCTAACACCACTGGTCAAACGACTATCTCGGTTGACCAGATGATTTCGTTCGCCTACAAAGAGGCGGGCAAGCTGTCAGAGGAGTTGACGCCGGAGTACATCAACGCGGCCCGTCAGGCGCTGTGGTACATCCTGATCAACCTGTCAAACCGCGGTGTGAACCTGTGGTTGCTTGATTACATTGTGATGGGTAGCGAGGCCCAACAGCGCGCGTACACACTGCCTGTGGGCACCGTGGACATTCGCGAGGCCAACTACCGCACGTTGACCACACCGTCTGCCACAACAGACACAACGCAGGTGTTCAACACAACCACGTTGGCTTTGTCGTACAGCATCGCGGCTGGCGCGTCTGCTAAAGCATACTTCAGTGGTAACCCACGTTTCTTGAGCGCAGGTTTCTATTGTGAGACTGCCAACACCACGTTGACTGTTGAGTACAGCTATGATGACATCACATGGGCTTCAGTTGGCACGGTGAGCAACAGCGCGGTGAATAACTGGGGCTACATACAAATTGACGGATCTCCTGCCGCAGGTTTCTGGCGTTTCCGTAACACAGGCGCAACACCGATTGTGGTACGTGCTTTGTCGTTGGCTTCTGTTCAGCAGGACATTCCCATGGCCCGCATGAACCGCAACGACTACTTCAGCCTGCCTAACAAAGATTTTCTCGGTGTGCGCGCGTTACAGTTTTGGATGGACCGTCAGGTTACGCCTGAGATCAACGTGTGGCCAGTGCCACAGAGCGCGTTCCAAGTGTTCCAATTTATTGTTGAGATGCAACCCCAAGACGTTGGTCGATTGACTGACGAGATTGCTGTTCCAGACCGTTGGGTGCCTGCCATCCAAGGCCAGTTGTCACACCGTTTGGCCAAGCTGTTGCCCGGTATTGACCCTGCACGAATTCAAATGCTGAAACAAGATGCCGCAGAGGCAACGCTGTCGGCCGAAGATGAAGACCGCGATAAGTCTCCTATTTACTTCCGTCCGAATGTTTCCTACTACACCCGATAAGAAGAAATAAATATGGCACAAGCGGGATTTACACCAATTCAACTTTATTTCAGTTCCACCGCGGCGGCGGTGCCCATTGCTGGCAATTTAATTGCCGGCGAGGTGGCGCTGAACACCACCGACGGCAAACTGTATTTTAAAGACAGCGGCGGTCTCGTTAAGACCCTTGCAGACTCTTCAACAGCAACCGGTAACTTGCCCGGCGGCACAGCGGGCGCTATTGTTTACCAAAGCGCGCCAAGCACAACAACATACTTGACCCTTGGTACGGCAGGACGCATGCTGTTCTCAAACGGCACAACGCCAGCGTACTCAGTAGCCCCCACTGCCGGCGGTATCGTGTACTCCACAGGCACAGCGCCAGCGTTTGCGGCACTTGGCGCGGCGGGTTCTTTGTTGTACTCAAACGGCACAACACCAGCCTACGCGTCTATCGGCGCGGTGGGTTCGATTGTTTACTCAAACGGCACAGCGCCCACATCACTGCCTATCGGTGCACTTGACTATGTGTTGACGTCTACTGGCACGATACCTCAGTTTGTGAGCCAAGCCAGTTTGTCTGTGGGCAGTGCGGCCACCGCGGGTTACGCAACAAACGCAGGCGCCGCAACATCAGCGACAACAGCAACAACGTCAACCAACTTGGCTAACGGCGCGGCTAATCAACTGCCGTTCCAAACGGCGGCTAACACCACGTCGTTTATTGGCTCACCTTCAACAACAGGCACTGTGCTTGGTTGGACTGGGTCCGCGTTTGCATGGGTGTCAGCGCCAGCCGCAACGACAACTGCAAACATCTCTGGTGGCGCTCAGTACCAGATTCCGTTCCAAAGCGGTGTTAGCACAACAACGTTCAACGCAAACCTGACGTTCAATTCTGCTACCAACACAATAGGCACAACAAACATTACTGCCACAGGTGCGGTTGGTGCTAATTCAATTTCGTCCGCGTCAAGCATTGGTGCGGCAACAATAATCACTGCAGGTAACTCAATCACTGCAGGCACAACAGTTAATGCGGGCACTTCGATTACCGCAGGTACGTCGATAACTGGTGCAAACGTTATTGCGAATACAGCAATCAACACAAGTCAGGCGCAAGGGGCGTTTAGTTACGGCACTTTGAACCACACAGACACAAACATTTTCTCGTCGCATCAAACGTCTGTTAACAGCTACGCGCAAAATATTATTCAAAACACAAACAGCGGGTCTACAGCTTCTGTAGACTACATTGTTTCTAATGACCAAGGAACGGCGACAACGTTCTATGGTGACTTTGGTATGAATAGCTCGACCTACACAGGTATCGGGCCTTTCCAGTTACCAAACGCGGTGTATTTGTACTCCACAAATTCTGATCTTGTTATCGGCACTAAAACAGCGCACGAGTTGCGTTTGGTGACCAACGATAATTCTGCAGACTCAATGACAATCAGCGCCACCGGCTCTGTTGCATTTAACGGCGACTATGGTGTCAACAACCAGATTCTGACCAGTACAGGCAGTGTAACGCCACCTGTGTGGAGGACACCCTCTGCTATTGTGATTGGTACGGCGACTAACATTGCTGGTGGTGTTGCTGGTGCAGTACCTTACCAGTCTGCACCTAGCACAACAGCGTTTACTGCCGCTGGTACAGCAGGACAAATTCTCACCAGTAACGGAGCAGGCGCGCCAACGTGGGCAACGCTTTCTGTCGCTGATAATTCACTTCTTTGGTATTTCATGGGTTAAGGATAAAACATGGCACAAACTCCAATCTCCACATCGGTTCTGTATAACTCAAGCACACCGACAACAATTTACACAGTACCCAGTGGCAAAACTGCTGTTGTCAAGGGTGTTCTAGCCACGTCATTGACAGCGGCATATGATGCAGTTACTGTGAATAAAGTAAGTGGCGGAACAACTTACCCCATTGTTAAAAACACTGTCAGTGGATATGACACACAAACGAGCACTTATTATTGGGAAAAAGGTGTAGCAACACTTAACCTGTTGGAAGCACCAATCACACTTGCCGCTGGTGATTCAATTTCTATTTCCACCACAGGAACAAGCTATTACAAAACTGAAAAAGCAGTAAATAGTACTGACTACAGAATTGGAAACATTGCATATTTAAACGGTAACTACATTGCTGTTGGTATTGAAAATTCAACAGGTGTTAGTTTAATTTTGACCAGCACAGACGGTATTACTTACATAAGACAAACAATATCCGCATTGGTGTATTTGACCAATGTCACTTACGGTAACGGGTATTATGTTGTTTGTAATGCTACTGGTGGAACAATCCACTACAGCACGGATTTGGTGACTTGGACTGCAGTGTCTTTACCTACCACTAATGCTTGCTATGCAATTACATACGGCGGGGATAAATTTGTAACTGGTGGTGCGAATGGGGCTAGTTATTACGCAACCTCTACGCCATTGAGTTGGACGGCATCAACAATATTTAACGGCAATGTAATTTATTCTATTGCTTATATCGGAACAAATTATTTCTTTGGTGTTGCTGGTACATCGTACTACACAGCGGACTTTGCAACGTACACGCAACCGTATGTTTCAATGGCTTCAACCGATACAATGAATTCATTTACAGTCTCTAATAATAAAGTTTTAGCAACTAATACTAAAGTCCCGTTTAACAACCCAAATACCTTTTTAAGAACGTCTGCTGATGGGGTAAGCTTTGCAAACCAGACGACCGTAGCTAACGGAATGATTAACTATCCCGGTTATCCTGTTTATGCCGCAAACGGTGGATATTTTATTTATAGGTATTACAACAGCGGAAACAACGGTGAATATATCACCTCATCCAATGGACTAACTTGGTCTCCTGACACGTATTCAGCTTTAACAGGGTATAACCAAACAGGTGGAACAAGTATGTCTGCCGCTTGGTTAAATACATCAGTCGGCACGTACCAGAATAAAATTCTTGTCTACCAATACGCCAGCGGAAATTATTATATTCAAGGGGCTAATATAAACACCAGCGGACAGATAGTATCGCAGAATTTTAGTTTTACTTCGTCTGTATATCAAGCCAGTACTTGGCAAGGAGAACCAGTTTTTGCGGGAAACCCGTTTAATGGTTCTTGGAGATCAATTGGTTACTACGCTAACGGGGGAGCTAATTCCACGCCTTTCTACTACGGCACAAGTTCAACAGCGGGGTCTGATAGTCAGAAAAATAACGGTATTGATAACGCATCATACGGATACACGGTTGGATACGGAATATCAGTAGGTGTTATGCCAAATAACGCATGGTTTTTCGCTGGAACAACAAACGGATGGGTGTTGCGATCAGTAGGAGCTTCTAACGGATGGGGGCCATATATGGGCAACCCAACATGGATCACTAACCCCACAGGGTTTGATTGGAATGCCGCAGGTGGTGGAAGTAGTGGAGTCGTTGGTTTTGCACGAAGTGGCGATTTATCTACGAGCATAATGATAATCCTTTGGGCTAACGGCTACTACGCTAGAACAGTAAACCAAGGAACAAATTGGACATTTGGCAATATTGGTATGTCAAACATTCCTTCCCATGCCTCCATGTTTAATAGCCCAATTGCTTACAATAACGGAAAATTCTACGTTATTAACAGCGGTGGTGGACAAATTGCTTCAAGTACAGACGGCATAACTTGGACAACAATGGTATCAAATATAGATAACATTTACTATTTGAATTCTCAAAATGTGTTCACTAATACAGCAGGAAGCATTATTACTTCCGCAACTGGTGTAGTTGATACGTTCACATTGAAATACACAAATGCCAATTTTGCAGGTAATACAAGTACTAATAAACTAATTTACGCAAACTCTACTTATTACACGGTGGATAATGGTTCTAATTTGTATGCTTCAAGCGACTTGATTACTTGGACAAATAAGCAGTTTAATACAACACAAATCAACGATGTAAATTATTTTGGCCCCTCATCTTATGGTGGTCTTGCTTACTCTGGCACTGGAACTGGTATTGTTGTAAGCCAAGCAAAAGCAAGTGGGTCTGCAGACACCACGGGAAATATTGGTAAAATATTTACACCTAGCAGTAGTATCTATGTTGGAAATGCAACTGCTTCCATCGTTCAAATTGATTAAAGGAAAAACATGATTGAACAGAAAAACCCGATTGGCGACATGCCGATTGATTTAACTTTTACAGTAGATCAGGTCAACGAGCTTTTACACACATTGGCTCATTTGCCTTTCCATCAATCTGCTCCGATTATGAAATCAATT